AAGTCACATCCTACGCTTAACATATAATGGTTCGGGAAAATACTTTCCCAACCCACTCGGAAAAGACCCGTTTGAACGGGTCATCTATAGTATATATATAAATATATACGGAGTCGCTCCGTTTAGACTCCGCTCCTCCTATATATATAAATTTTAAATTTTTCATAGTACAATTGGGACAGTTATACCGTTTTGCACAACCGTTAATACACCGTTTTTAGATAGGGACAACTATGGGACGAAAAGCGGGAAAACAGAATTATACCAAGGAAGATGCTAAGTCTAAAGTCCTACTTCTTCTTGAGCAAGGTGCTACAGTCACCTCTGCTATGGCAGCCGTAGACCGTCAGGACACCGCCTTCCGCCAATGGTCAATGCAAGATGCTGATTTCAAAGAGGCTGCTGATAAAGCCCGCCTTGTAGGTAAAGGTATTAAAGCCGACTTAGCCGATTTAAAGCAATTACCTTTCCACGAGTTTTCAGAGCAGTTCCTAGATTCTAGACTTTTTCCACATCAACTCAACTGGATTGATTTGATGGAAGGTAAGAGTCCAAGATGGTTACCTTCTGGTATGACCTACGAAATGGGCGACCCTAACCGTGTTTTAATTAACGTGCCACCTGAGCACGCCAAGTCAACTACCATAACTATCAACTATGTAACTTATCAAATTGTGACCAACCCTAATACGCGAGTAATTATCGTTTCTAAAACACAGGGTATGGCTCGCAAGTTCCTCGGCGCAATCAAAACGCGTCTCTCCCACCCAGGATATATGAAACTACAGACGGCCTTTGGCCCTAATGGTGGGTACAAGGCAGATGCAACACAATGGTCTGCCGATATGATTTATCTAGGTACAGGGCGCGACTCTGGTGAAAAGGACCCGACAGTCCAAGCATTGGGCTTTGGTTCACAAATTTACGGAGCGCGTGCAGATTTAATTATCCTAGATGACGTGGTGATGGGTTCTAACGCTCATGAGTGGGAAAAACAAATTGAGTGGTTGCAAAAAGAAGTTATAACTCGTTTGGGACGACACGGTAAACTTATTATTGTAGGTACTCGTGTGTCATCTGTAGACCTATACAAGATGATTAGAGATGGCGGACAATGGACTGGTGGCAAGACCCCGTTCACATATTGTGCAATGCCAGCCGTATTACAATTTGATGAAAAGCCTGTGAACTGGCAGACCTTATGGCCTGCTACAGACCAACAAGAAAATGATTTGGACGACGTACTTGAAAATGGATTATACCCCAAATGGGATGGACCCTCGCTCTTTAAGCGTCGCTCTGAGGTCGCTCCGTCGGTATGGGCTATGGTCTACCAACAAGAAGATGTCCAACAAGATTCAATTTTCTCCCCAACCTGCATTGCAGGAAGCGTTAACGGAATGCGAAAGCGCGGACCGTTAAAGCCAGGAAACCCAGGACACCCTCAGCATGTTGAAGGTTATACGGTTATGGGACTTGACCCTGCTATGGCAGGTGCTACAGGTGCTGTGATTTGTACGTACAACAGAGCAGATGGGCGCATCTATGTTCTAGATGCTGTCAATATGACAGAGCCTAGTCCAAAAAAGATTCAAGATTTGATAGAAGACTGGGTTGAGCGATATAGCCCACAAGAACTACGTATTGAAATTAACGCACATCAGAAGGCTTACGCCTTAGATGATAACCTGCGTAACTATCTTGCATCTTATGGATGTAGATTAGATTCACACTTTACAGGTAAGAACAAGTGGGACACATCCTTTGGTGTGGCATCTATGGCTATGCTCTTTGGTAACACTAGAGATGGTCGGTTCCAAGATAACAACCTAATTGAACTACCCAGTAATGAAGGCTCAGAAGGTCTAAAGACCCTTGTACAAGAACTTATAACTTGGAAGCCTGATACAAAGAACCCTACCGACGTTGTTATGGCGCTATGGTTCACAATCATTCGCATCAGAGAAATGATGCAACGTTCAAGTCAGGCAACACGATACACAAGCAATAGATGGGCTACTCGCGCTCAGGTTGAGCGAAGAATGGCAATTAATCTAGACGACGAATTTGCTGGCCAATGGTCACAATAATACAGTTAGGACTATAATGGCATTATCAATGGAGCAGGTTGTAGCACGCGTTGACGCATTACGCTACCGTAACTCCGAGCGAGATGCTCGCAATCAAGATGTTCTTGCTGTACGTAAAGGAAAGATTGCCTCAGTTTACCCTGACTTCTTTCCAGATGGTGTAGATGCCAACGTAGTTGCTAACTTTATCGATGTAGTAGCCCGTGACTTATCCGAGGTTATGGCTCCACTTCCAGCGGTTAACTGTTCTGCAGCCAACTCTGTAAATGATAAAGCACGTCAGTTTGCTGACAAGCGTACTCGTATTGCATCTAACTACCTCTCACACTCTGACCTAGCAGTACAGATGTACTCAGGTGCAGACTGGTATATAACATACGGTTTCGTTCCTTTCATAATTGAATTGGACGAAGAATCAAAGATGCCACGCATTCGCGTAGAAAATCCAATTGGGGCTTACCCAGAATTTGACCGCTACGGACGTTGTGTTGCCTTTGCTAAACGCTATCTAATGACTTTGGGAGAATTGGTTTCTCAGTTTCCAGAGTATGAACGTGAACTACTTGGTGGTTCAGGGTATAAGCAAGACCTATATACCCAGGTTGAAATGGTTCGGTATTACGACAAAGACCAGTCACTTATCTACTTACCAACAAAGCAAAATTTAATTTTATCTTATGTAGCGAATCCGTTAAATAAGATGATGGTTGTCGTAGCCCGTAAGCCATCTATCGATGGCGAACTGCGTGGACAATTCGACGACGTATTAGGTATTCAACTTCTCCGCAACCGTTTCGCCTTACTGGCAATGGAAGCAGCAGAGAAAAGTGTTCAAGCACCAATCGTATTACCTCAAGACGTACAAGAACTCCAGTTGGGTGGCGATGCGGTTATTCGTACCGCTAACCCTGCTGGCGTTCGACGTGTCGAATTAAACCTTCCACAAGGCGCATTCCAAGAGTCAGCACTTCTTAATCAAGAACTTCGTGCGGGTACTCGCTATCCAGAAGGACGCTCTGGCAATATTGATGCTAGTGTTGTTACTGGACAAGGCGTGCAGGCTCTTATGGGTGCATTCGATACCCAAGTCAAATCAGCACAGGCAATCTTTGCATCCGCTTTGCGTGATGTAATTAGCATCTGCTTTGAAGTTGACGAAACAATTTATCCAGAAGAAAAGACCATTCGTGGTGTTGACTCTGGTTCCCCTTATGAGATTACCTACAAGCCGTCTAAGGACCTTAAAGGCGATTACTCTGCTGATGTACGTTATGGAATGCTCGCAGGTCTAAACCCCGCTCAAGGGCTTATATTCATGCTACAGGCTTTAGGTGGCGGTCTTATATCTAAAGATATGGCTATGCGTGAACTACCATTTACCGTAAACGTTACACAAGAACTTGAAAAAATTGAAATTGAAAATATGCGTACATCACTTCTTGGTGGCATTACTGCTATGGCTCAAGCCATTCCAGCAATGGCAACATCGGGTGGAAACCCATCAGATATAGTAACTAAAATTGCTGGAGTAATTGCCGCACGTCAAAAGGGCAAGTCCCTTGAAGATGCTGTTACAGATGTATTTGCTCCACAGCAACAAGTTCCTCCTGCTGGGGCTGCACCTTCCCCTGTTGAACAGCCGTCCCCTGTTCCAGGAGCGGCTCCAGCAGAAGGTCAACCACAAGGTTTAGCACCACAAGCACCACCACCAGACTTACAAACAATCTTATCTACCTTAAGTGGTAGCGGCAAGGCTTCGGGACGAGTAACAACTAGGGGATAACTTATGACAACGCTGGTAGCGATTCAGGGTGACGGATGGTCGGTACTAGGGTGTGATTCTCGCCTTAGTGATGAGAATGGACGCTTTCAAGTAAGCAAGACTCCAAAGATTGTAGAAAACAATGGAGTATTGATTGCTGGTTGTGGTTCATCTCGCGCAAGTAATGTGCTACATTATGGTTACCTACAGCCTAAACCAACACTAAAAGAAAATTTAAATAACTACATGGCACAGAAGTTTATTCCGCAGATGCGTAAAAACTTTGTTGATGCTGGTATTGATATGAAAGAGGACGGCGATGTTGCGCAGAACGAAGGCGGATTTATTGTCTCAATCAAAGGCCAAGTCTTTGCGGTCTCAGATGACTATTCTTGGGATACCGATGTTCGTAATGTATACGTTATGGGCAGTGGCGGAGATATTGCCCTCGGTGCGTTGGCAGCGTTGGGTGTGGAAAAAGTAAAAACTGCTGCGCAAGCAGAAACTATAATTCGTAAGGCTATTGCATATGCTATTGAATATGATTGCTTCTGCTCAGAACCAATCCATACATTTAAACAATTTAAGTAGGAGATGATAATGGCAGAAAATCGTGGCGGTATGCGCCCAACGGCTCCTCAGAACAATCCAGCCAATGTATCAGGCTCAGGTGGAGCAGGTACAAATGGGGATTACTCAGGTTTTGGATATGGACAAAATCTGGAGTTAAATCAAAATCGTATTGCAGGTAACGCTGCAGTTAGTTCCGTAAACGCAGCAAGCCCAGAATCAAGTGCTCCTTATGGCGGTGCCAACTTTCCTCAACTTGGTACATTTATGGACCCATCTAATGACCCATCAGAACCAATTACTGCTGGTGTAGACTTTGGTCCTGGACCAGGCTCAGATTCACTACCAAAAAACTTTCAGAACAATACACGACCAGACGAAAATTTAAAAATTCTTTCAGACTATCTACCAGACTTAACATTTGCTGCTCGCTCTAAAGATGCTCCAGATTCATTTAAGCGTTTTGTTAACTATCTTGTACAAAATAGTCAAGGAGCCGTTCCAAATGGCTGATTCTATATGGCTACCTGGCGGTCTTTTTGATAACATTGATAAGTTTGCAAATTCGTTTGGGTACCAGAACGCAGCAATTGCTATGGAACTCGCAATGATATCCTGGAAATCTCCAGAAGACAGAGATGCTTTTATTCAAAGTATCACTGGCGAAGATGTCAAGGGTGGAACAGAAAAAAATTATATTAAACAAAAATTCTAGGGGGTATCTATGTCTTGGTGGAGTTCATTCACATCTACGTTTGGCGCCCCACTAAAGACTATTACGGGTGGCGGTAAATTTCTTAATGATGAAGAAAAACAAAAGCAAGAACAATTTAATGCAACTTTAAAATCTGCAATTAGTAATATCGACAAAGAAATAGAATCTACATCTATTGGCAAGATTGCTAAGATAGCAACTAAATCAACAGCAGACTTTCTTTTAAAGGGTGCAGTAAAGTTAAACAATAATATTATTTCTCCTTACATTACACGTCCAGCCTCAACACTTGCTCTTGTAACAGATGAAGAATCACCTCTTTACAAAAAAGGTCAATACGAAGAAGGCTTTCAATTTTCTGATATTAAAGCAGCCTACAATCGTAGCGCTAAAGTATCGGTATTTCAGGCTCTAACTAAATCAGAGTTAACCCCAATTAGTTCTATTGCTTCATTAGTGCTACCTTCGGGTGGTATAGATATGAACAAAGTAGACCTTTGGAACGACGAAAGTATTAAAGAAAACTTTAATGACAATGCAGTTGGTCGTTGGTTTACTGGTATCGGTGACTTTGTTGTAGGTAATGCTCTGCTCCTTGGTGCTGGTAAAGCCGTATCCTTAGGAGCCAAGGCTACAATATTAAAGCCAATGGGTCTTTACACTAAAGAAAAGACAATTAAGAATTTAGCAGCAGACATGGAACAGGGCATTTCTTATGCTAAGTCTAATGGTACTATTGGAGCACAGACTGTCTCTGGAAGCCACATGCTTGCCCTTGCAGAAAGCAAGGACTGGGGATTAATTACAGATTTAGTTTCCAAGTACAGCACCAACGAAAGACTTATTCCACTAATTCACAATACATCAGACGCTAATGTTGTTAAAGACTTAATTCTTGCGGATAGCCTAGATATTCCTGCTCTTGAGCGCCTAGTGGCTAAAGATAGTTCTCAACTATTTGATATTGCTGACGTAAAAGGTCAGTTACGAAAGAAGTACATACAAACTGGTAAAGTTTATTTACCCGAAGGCGCAGCAGTGCCCCGTATTCAAAAAGTATTAGACGACGCAATTAATTTAAATCCTCAATTTATGAAGATTAAAAATGCATTCTTTGATGATAACTATAGTTTCCTAGGTCGTGGCAAAGACTATATGCCAATTGAGCCTAAGTTTGGTGCTAGCGCCCTAATTAAAGGTCAAGAAACTCTTCGCAGCGCCAAAAGCGCTATGCGAAATCGTGAATATAAAAAATTCTCAGGTTTTGCAGAGGCTTTACTTGGCGAAACTATTGGTGGTCTTGCAATTCGCGGTGTTCGTTTTGTTGGTAGAGGAACCGAATCAATGCCAACTGGTTTTGTATCATTCTCTGGTTTACGACCATTGCAGGCACGCACAGAACTTAATGGTTTCCTAGATAATATCAAGATGTTTAGAGATGGTACTTCTAAAATTGAAACATCTCCTGGCGTTTTTGAAAAAGTTCTTGATGTTCGTAGAAAAATTGAAGACCAGTACATGGTTACCCTTGGGGCAGGTTCGGTAGACCAACTTACTGCATTAAAAAACATTGATACCCAAGTTGGGGCTATGCTTTCTTACAGATATGGTCTATACGACCAAGAAGTAATCTTACAATATGTAAAAGAATTTCAAAATAATACGACTAAGGGTATTCAATCCATTAAAAACAATGGATTTGGTTTTGACCTTTCAGGTGACATTATTAAAACAGACGCACAGACAATTCGTCAACTAGCAGAGTCGTATCGATTTACCCCTTGGGATGATATTGAAACCCAAATGCAAATCAACTACGCCAAAAGCAGGGGGGGCAGAACGCGCACAAGCGCCTCTAGAGCAGCCAACGAAATCTTTGCTCAGTTAAACCGTGTCTGGACATTTGACGTGCTTGCGCGCCCATCCTATGCCTTTAAACAGTCCCTATTTGAGCCAATCATTAGTGCTGGTGTTTCTCAGGGAATTGGTTTTGTATTAAATAATATTATTAAAGACCAGGGAACTTTTTTCCTAACGAATTTTGGAAATATTACTCTGGGTAAGTTGGCAACTATTACCAATAGAGCACAATACAAGGCTGTAAACAATGCAGTCAAAGTTAAGAGCGAATCCCTTCAAAGAGCCATTGGCATAAAAGAAACTGCACAAGCCAATGTTGAATCATTGTTAAAAGAGGCATCCCCTGCTACCAAGAAACAGAATTTGCCTACTGCTCAAAAAGAATTAAAGGCAGCATCTGCACTACTTGACGAAATTGAACTAGACCTACGTGAAGCAATTAATCCTTTTGGTAAAGTAGAAACAATTCCAAGTATCGCAACACTAGAACGTCGAGTTGCATATCTAGAGTCTAAGCCTGGTATAACAACTAAGACTGCAGAAATTGCGGAAGCAAGAGCAGCAATTACAAATTCTAGAAATGTAATTTCTAAGTTAGCAACCAATAAGAAAGTAATTATTGATGCTGATAACCTAGTTGCAGCGGCATACGCAAAGATTGATAACGCTCTCAAAGAACTTGGTGAAGCCCGCGTAACCCAAGCCGATACATTTGGTAAAAGTGCTGAATTCAAAAAACGCTATTATAGCAAAGAAGTAAGTTACCGCATGATTGGTGATGATTATGTGGGTCTTAACAGCCTTATACAGGAATCTACAACTGGTGGTGGTAATCCTTTTACTGCTGCTTATCGTCAAGAAACTAAGAATGCTGGCACAACTCAGTTAACATTTCTTAATGAATTAGCAGTGGGACAGACAAATTCTTTAATTAAAAATAAAAGACCACAAAGCGTTATTAAAGTTGCTGATGAAACTTACTTTGAGGAACTAGCACATATAGCCAATCGTCAATATCGTGGCGACCCTCTTATGGATTTAATCTTCTCGGAGACCTCAATTGATGACATACAACGTTGGGCTGCAACCGATACGGGTGCTTCTTACCTACGTAACTTTGGCGTTTATAACGTAAAAGAAGTACCATCTTATATTGCAGATAAAGTGGCTCTTGTGCAAAGAATGTTTCCTTCTTACGAGGCTCGCGCAGCCATAGTAAAGGGTGAAGTTACATCACAGCAACTAGGTAAATCCCTTGCCCCATACACAGATGAACTATATGACATTACCCCGTCTAACCATAACTATGCAGGTTCAAACTTTGGTATGGGTGTTACTGCTAGATTCTCTAACAACCTTAACCAATTTGCTGCAAGGCAATTTACGCGTTTAGCAAGTGTTGAAAACCCAATTCGCGCCGCTATCTTTGATAAGGTAGCACTAGATAGAATAGCCTCAAAAGCAACCAGATTGAAAGCACAAGGCGTTGATATGACAACTGGTCGCCTTAATGCTCTTGTACAGGCCGCGGGCCGTGAGGCTCTTCAGGAGATGGAAAAGACTCTTTATACTATTAACAACCCTAACCGATTGTTAAGTTCGCTAAGATTAATTTCAGCATTTCCAGCAGCAAACGTTAACGCAATTATGCGCTATGGAAGAATGGCTGCAAGAAACCCTGTTCGAGCAACAGGTTTTATGTTTAACTATGGCAGAGCCTTTCAGTCATTTGGTGTTGACGAGAATGGCAATCCAACGGATGACATTGATGAGATAACCCATCTTATTGTTCCAGGTTCAAAAGAATTCGGGTCTGGACCAAGTGGAGGTGGCGTTAAACTTAGCGCTCAATCACTAGGTTTCTTACTTAACCGTCCAAGTCCTTCATTCGTTGCATCACTTTCACTTGGTACTATAATGACTCAGAATGAAGATTTTGAAAAAACTATTCAAGATGCTTTGACTATTGGTGGCACCGATTACTACAAGATTATTTTTCCATACGGTCCAGCAACTGCTGTTAGAGAAGTGTACACACCACCTTGGTCTAAGGGATTAGTTAACTCCATTGTTGGTCCAAATGCACCAGCATGGCAAACTAATTTAGTTGATTTAATTATGGGACCTAAGGCAAGAAAAGATTTATTAGGTTCATACAGGTCTATCTATAACCACCATGCTATGTTGGTTGAGATGGGTATTGAAGAAGACATGCCATCAGACAAAGAGATTGAAAAAGAAGTTAAAGCGTTGCAATTTACTAAATTTCATTCTTCCTTTAGTTCCCCTTTTGCTGGTATTCCTTTTAAGGTAGAGACCTCGCCTATGGCTCTTACAAACAATCTTTACTACAAACTTCAAGAGAAGTATGTTAATCAAGGCTTACCTAACCAAGCAGCGCGTGATGCTGCTGGTGAAGAGATGCTTTCACTGCTAGGACCTAAATTTATGCTTGACCGCGTAACATTTACTGGTTCATCAAAGAATGTTAATATGCCAGCAACCATTGATGCATACAAGCGTGTCTTTAGAGATAATGATGATTTGGTTGGTAGACTTGCCCAAATAGAACCAGGTGAAATTGGTTTAGTTGGCCTATTAACTGCTGACTTAAGTTATGACCCTAAACAGCAATCTGCTAACATCTTAAATATACTTTCAAATCCAGATACGGTCCTTCCTGGAACAAGTTCAAAATTAAATGAACTCAAGATGACTCCACAAGAAATTGAAGTACAACGCCTAAAGCAGCGTACTTGGAGTCAATACACAGCAATCAAGGAAGCACTAACTGCCAAGATTACTGATGGCAGAAGTTTTCGAGCACATCCAGAACTAAAGAATGTGCTAGAAACAATCTCTAAGACCCTACTCAAAGAACAAAGCCAGGCTTGGTTTGATGAGTACAGCCAATCATTTGGTGGAGATGCTTCTTACAAGTACGCAAGAGCACTCACTGAGATTACAACTGACAAGAAGTGGATGGCAACGAGTGGGCAGTCTACATTCTATCAGGATGCAAAGTCATTCTTAGAATCTCGCTCAATGTTTGCTAATTTTTATCAAGCGCTCCCAGACTATGACCCACGTAAAGCAAAGTTAGTAAAAATGTACAACTCCTGGGTTGAGCAGAATGTTGGGCAATGGGATGCAAATCTTAGCGTATATATTACACGATACTTTGACAATGATACCCTAAAGGTGGTTAATTAATGATTGATAAGAATAAGAATGGAATTGACGATTCTAAAGAGTTAACCACTCCACTATCAGACCAACAGGCACTTGCTGGAGTAAGGGGCAATGCTTTGGCTAAAATCTTGGCTACTGCCTTTGCAAATAACACATCCAGCACTAACAACCCACGTTCTGGCACATCTGTATCTACCAATGTTCAACGCTTAAATGCAGCATCTGCTAAGGCTTTGTTAACGGCAGCCGCTCAAGACGAAGACTATATGGGCAAGTTAACTAACGCTGATGTAGAACAATTTATGAAAGAGTTTGAAAAAGAACAAAATCGTCAAATTCAAAAGGTGGTTACAACTACTGCTCAAAAAACAATAAGTGGCGGAACTACTCAAGACGCGGTTGACAGGACAACCGAGAGTACCCAGCGTACAGAGTATCCATCATTTTTTAATCTAGAGCAATTTACAAGAGACTTTATTTGGTCTAAGATTAATTTTAAAGATGAAGCGAATCTGGGCAACAAGGCTTTAACTGCCTTGGCTCAGGCTCGAGGAATCGTAGAAAAATTTCAAATTATAGGTGTATCACCCCAAGAGGTAAAAGCAGCAGCCAAGTTAATTGCCCGAGGCAAAAAAACAATTGAAGATTACACAATAGAACTTCAAAAGGTTGCAATAAAAGAATATCCTCAGTTTGCAGACCGTTTTGCAACTGACCCAACCTTAACAACATATGATATTGCTTTTCCTGCTATTAAAATTATAGCAAAGGCTTGGGACAAAGACCCTAGCCAAATCGAGATGAGCAACCCACTTATTTCATCATGGTTAAACTATGCTGGTCCAGACGGAAAGGGCAAACAACCCTCATACTACGACATCTTGCTACAAGCAAAGAAAGACCCTCTAAACGAATTCACACCATCGGCAAACGAGAACGCACGCGCTTCCGCAACTAGCCTATCTAGGGCGCTTGGATTTGGAGTATAATGGCTAAGGAATCTAAGTCAAACTTTACCTATGGTTCTGGTAACCCACTATATACAGATATTAGTGAACAGAACAAGGCTACTGCCGCACAGAGTGCTGCACGTTATCAAGCCCAAGCACCAAAAAAACCACCTGTCAAGAAAATAGAAAAACCACCTGTCGATAAAAAGTCAAACTTTACCTTTAATTCTGGTAACCCACTGGACACAGGGACTACAACTGAAGTACAAGACCTACTAAATAGAATTGCTAAACTTGAAGAAGAATTAGCAAAGTCAAAAGATGAAAAGCCAAAAGATGAAAAGCCAACAATTGCATTTGATACATTCAAAAATACCTATGCCCTTATTGTTGGTTCAAAAGAGGCAGACGAATTGTATGTTGAAAAGTTGTACAAGTTAACTAAAGGATACTTCGATACTGGTTCTACAATTGATGAATCAATAAATCTTGCATTATATGACGCAGAAAAGAATAAACTTATACCAGAATTTACTGAAAGATTTGAAGGCATTTTTAAGTTACGAGATATGCTAAAGGCTGGTAATGCTATCACGGTTCCAACAATTGCAGAGTTTATAAAATCAGAAGCAGAACTTGGTCAAGTTATGATTAGGGCAGGTTTTTCTGATTTAGCAAACCAAAAATTTCTTGGAGGCATTCTTGGCTTGGGTAAATCCGTAAAAGAAATAACTGCTCTTATAGATGAAACTTTTAAATCAATTGATAATGCCCCAGAGGCGTTAAAGAAAGACTTGCAATCGGTTGCCCCAGGAGCAGATAGAACTTCAATTGCTAGAGCACTATTGCTCGGCAAAGAAGGTGCTGCTGCCCTCAATAAGCAAATTGCAGCAACCTCAGTATTTTCTGCCTTTAAGTCTCAAAACCTTAATATTGATATGAGTACTGCTGGTGACTATGCAGCAAGAGGATATAATTATGCTGAGACGTTAAAGAGCGCAGGCGAAGTAGCAACGGCTAAACCTACCTATCAGAAGTTAACTGAAATTAGCACTGGTAAAAAAGTAGAAAGTACCGATGCTCAATTAGGATTGCAAAAAGCAATTTTTGAAAAGAACTTAAACGAACAACAAAAAATTGATGAAGAGGCCAAGAAAGAAATAGCACGCTTTAGTGCTTCTCCTGGAACGGCAGGCTCTCGCAGTCTAGCATCTAGCAATAGGGCAAATAGAAGAACATAATAGAATCCTGAACGGACCCACCAGCCCCGTCAGCGTAAAAGACTGGTAGCAAGAGCCAGACCGATTCCCCGATTGGAACCTGTGGCTTGCGAACTAACTACGAATAGAAGGGTGGCGTTGCTATGAGCAACAACTACTGGGATGATGAAGACGACGAACTAGATACAATCGAAGACGTGCCGATGGATGGAAGCGACTTACTTAAAAAGTTGCGTAAAGCCAAGCGTGCAGATGAGAAGCGTATCAAAGAACTCACTGAGCAACTTGAGGGATTTTCCAAGACGCAGCGTGAGGCAATCGTTAAATCTACACTAGAAAAGAAGGGCGTTAATCTAAAAGCAGCACGATTAGTAATGAAGGATTTAGAAGATATTAGCGAAGAATCGGTTAATAACTGGCTCGACGATAATGCTGATTTATTCGGACTAACGGTTGCACAAGATACTTCTGCTATTAGCCAAGAAGACCGCGCAGCGTTGCGCAATCAAGATATGGTTACACAGAATGCTTTAAGCCCTGACCGAGCAAACGATGTTGAATATCGTCTTTCTCAAGCAACATCCGAAGAAGACGTTTTGTCAATACTTCGTTCTCAACAGTAATTATTCATTCATAGTCACTTGGAGGTGACCGCACATGCCTACAACATACACAGGCACAACAAACACAGGTAGTACTTCTTTCGGAGGTACTGTTGGTGGTGCAGGTCTTGTACAGAAGGCGTATGACCGTCTTCTTGAGTTTGCACTCCGCGCCGAACCATTAATTCGTTCAGTCGCAGATAAGACCCCAACCAATCAAACAAATCCAGGCTCAACTGTAATTCTACAGAAGTACGTTGACCTAGATAAAGCAACAGGAACACTTACTGAGTCAGTTGACCCAGATGCAGTTTCTATGTCAACACCAACACAGATTGCGGTTACTCTTAATGAGTACGGTAACTCTGTTCTTGTTACACGCGCTTTGGAACTATTCAGCCTTGCTGATATTGACCCAGCGATTGCTAACATCATTGCATTCAACCTTGCAGATTCAATCGACGACGTAGCAATGACAACACTTCGCGGTGGAACCAATGCAATCTACGGTGGTTCTGCAACATCAACAGCGACAGTAGCCGCTGCTTCGACACTTGACTCAGCAGACCTTCGTCGCGCAGTAGCCAAGTTACGTGGTAACAAAGCCGTTGCTCGCAAGGGTTCACTCTACTGGGTAGGTATTCACCCAGAAGTATCACACGACCTCCGTGCCGAAACAGGCGCAGCGGCTTGGCGTGACCCACATAACTACCAGGCTGGAGAACAAATCTGGGCTGGAGAAATTGGTTCATACGAAGGTGCATACTTCGTTGAGTCAGCACGTATGTTCTCAAGCAAGGCTGGCGCAGACCAGACAGCACTAGCAACTGCTTCTGCAGTAAGTGGTGTTTCTGGCGAGTTCACAATCGTAGCAGCAAATGCTGCTTTCGGTGGCAAAGCCGAAGTCGGAGATAAAATCTCTGGAACTAACGTAGGTACTGCTGCAAAGATTACAGCAATCGCTGTTGGTGCAACCAATACTACATTTACAGTTAGCGTTGCTAACTCAGGTACCGTTGGAACTGCCACACTTACAGTAACACCAGTTACTCGCGTATTCAATACAATCGTATGTGGAAAGCAAGCAATGGCTCAGGCTGTTGCAGAAGAGCCACATGTTGTTATTGGTAACGTAACTGATAAGTTGATGCGTTTCCGCCCAATGGGTTGGTACGGCGTACTCGGCTTTGCACGTTACCGTGAAGAAGCACTTTATCGCCTGGAAACAGGCTCATCAATCGCTGCTCTCTAGTAGTTAATTGACGCTGTGGTAGGGGGATAAAACTCCCTATCACGGAGTAAGTTCACTAAGGAGGACTAATGGCTACATGGTTGTTCAAAACACCAACTGTAAGAGAAGGTCCAATTGGAACTGGCTCTCGTTTATTTTATTTCTATAAAATGGAAGTGGGGGTATCTATAGTCAAAGAAGAAGGTATCTACTATCAGGCAAGATATCTTTTAGACTCAGATGTAAACAGTTACCAAGAAGTCTATCGTGGTGGAGTTAACCACATGGTTAGTGATGAAATTAAGGCAGCATTAATTGCTGGAGATATAGATGTGACAGAAGCAAACTTTACAGTACAGTAGGGACATAATGAATTTACATAGAGAACAGAAGCATCCCGAATATGTAGAAGGATGCTTTGGTTGTAAAGTAGGAACCCTAGAACTAAATAGTGGGGATGCAGCCAAGCCAATATCTGAAAAGAAATGGCAAGGCGAGTTAAACGCCTATAGAGATGCTAGAGCGCAAGGTATACAGCCAGCAGGAACAAGTATGGCTCATATACAACAGGCACACAAGGCAAGTGAGGTTCTCAATAAACCTTATAATGCTAACAATATGCCAAAGGCACAAGATATAAATAAGAAATCCGTAGAAGTACTTAAACATACAGGAGCAATATAATGCCAAAAGTTGGAATGAAAGAATATGGATACACACCTAAGGGTATGGCTATGGCAAAGATGGAAGCAAAGAAAACTGGCAAGAAGATGGTTGTTAAGAAAACCGCTAAGAAAGTTGCCAAGAAGAAGCCTATGCCTGCATTCTTAATGAAAAAAATGGGCAAGAAGAAGTAAATGAAGATGATGAAGAAAAGCCCAAAGCCTAAACCTACCGTTACTGCTAAAACAAATCCAAAAGATAAAAAAAATTTACCTAAGATAGGACCTAAGCCATCATTAAATGATTTTCTTAAAGAAGGCAAAAGAATACCAAAGAAATTAAAGCCAGGACTAAAGCCTTACCCAGATGGTAAGGATGTAGTACTTTCAAAGAAAACTAGGTAACTAATGGCTTCTGCAGCATGGCAACGTAAAGAAGGTAAGAACCCTAAAGGCGGTCTTAACGCCAAAGGTAGAGCCTCTTACAAGGCTCAGACAGGTGGAACACTCAAAGCACCTGTCAAAAGCGGCGACAACCCCCGTAGAGCCTCATTCTTGGCACGTGCAGCAGGCAATGCTGGACCAGAACGCAAGCCTAATGGTGAGCCTACTCGTCTATTACTAAGCCTTCAGGCTTGGGGTGCTTCATCTAAGGCTGATGCTAAGTCTAAGGCTGCTGCTATATCTAAACGAAACACAAGAAAGGGCAAGTAATGACTACACCGAAAAGACCCAAAGGTTACCTTACCAAAGGTAAGACTAAAACTATTGACGCTGTACGTAAGTCTCAAGCCCGTAAAGAATTAACTAGCCTTAAGGGCATTGGTGCTGTTGTGCTTAACTCTGTACTTACTGGTTCTCCTGTTGGTCGTGGTGCTAAGGCTGCCAGTGCTAGTTCTAAAGTTATGCTTGCTGTTCGTCAAACACTTCGCCGCAAGGCTGCTGGTCAATTAGGCAAAAAAGTTACAAGCGGTCAGGCTAAATTGGTTTCAAGTCAAATGAGTAAATCGCCAGTAAAAAGAACCCGCGACATAATTAAAAAAGATTCAGGCAGAGGATTATCTGCTAGAGAAAAAGAACAAATAAAAAAGCCTGACACTATTACACGCCTTAAACCTAATAAACCTAAAACCAAAGCAACAATTGCATTTGATAAAAAAGAAGCAAGAGGACGCACAATCCGCAAGTCACTTACTATTAAAGTAAACCCAGCCCGTGTTAAGATCGAGCCTAAGCGTAGTACACCTGCTGCTATTTCTGTTAAGCCTAAACGTACCGTTAAAGAAATACGAGATACCTTAAAGGGCAAGAAAGTAAATACTGGTGAGAAGATGCGCATGGATGCGCAAGAATATTTTGATACAAGACTGGCTCAAAAAAACGCAGGCAAAAATCCAGAAAATTTTGTACGGCAAAGAACTAATAAAATGGAAGCAGAAAAAACAGCAAGCACAAATACAAAAGGTGCACGTGAAGAACGTTTATTACGTCGTGGAAAACTTAAAGAAATCCGCCGCGATATACGCGCTTCAAAAGCGAATCCAAACCGTTACTCTAATCCTAAGCAAGAGGCAGGTAATCGTATAATGTCTGATCGTCTTGCTGATATAGGTTTACAAGAAACAAATAAAGCCATTGCTCGTAAAGCAATTGAAAGTGCCAAGATTGCTAAAACTCCACTTGCTCAGAAAAAAGTAGATGCAACTCTTAGTGATGCTGCTAAAACCCGTGCTGCTGTTGCTCGCAGAAATCGTATTGACTCACGCAAAATTACTATTCGCAAAAAAAGAGGTGATTCATGACAGTAGGAGTTGCAAACAGTTCGCTTGTAGCGGAACTTAACAGGTTAGCCAATGGTGGTACTTACCCTGCTTTGACAGCATACAAACAAGAACAAGGTGCTGCCAATGCTTGGGCTGGTACAACTGGTCTAGGCGTACTTGCTGCCCTTAACATTAAGGCTAATGCAAATCGTCAGCCTAAAGATTACAAAGGCTTTAATGCTATATGTAATGAACTTGCTAGTACTGCTAGTACCGTAGGAGCAATTGATTCTTTAAGGAGCATATCCTCATGACCACATTATCTGAGATGGTTAATGAAGTATCAATTAATCTTGCTGGCTATACTATTCAACAAGATCGTTCTACATTTGTTAGAACAACAGCAGTAGGTTCTGCAGATACTGTACTTAACTTAGGTTCTACAGATAGTGTTGGTAAAGGTATTGTTGAAATTGATGACGAACTAATCTGGGTAGACTCATATGACCGTCTTAACAACACTGCTAGTATTGCTCCCTATGGTCGCGGCTATCTAGGTACAACTGCTGCTGCACACGCTGCTAATACTAAAGTAACAATTAGCCCAACCTTTCCAAGATTTACAATTAAACGTGCAATCAACGATACAATTAGGGCAGTTGGTCAAACACTGTCAGTAGTTAAAGCAACTACCTTTGTTTATAATTCAGCAGTAACTACTTATGAATTTTCTGGACTTGACATACGAAGCATTTTATCTTTATCTTATGAGTCTATTGGTCCATCTAAAGAGTGGATACCAGTTCGCCGTTGGAGATTTGACTCCTATGCTGATGACGTTACTTGGGGTGGTGTTGAAGGATCTAGCCAAACAGTAAGTGTCTATGACATCTTTACTTCTGGCAGAACAGTTAAGGTTGTATACCTTACAAACCCAGCACCGTTATCTGCTAATGAAAATGTATTTACCACAGTTACTGGATTTAAAGAAACAACTCGTGATATAATTATATACGGAGCAATATACAGATTGCTAACATTCTTAGATCCAGCCCGTGCAGCAATGGTTGCACCACAAGCGGATGAGACAGATAGCAAACGACCATTTGGTTCATCTGGTTCTACGAGCCGACAGATCTATAACTTATATGCTCAACGCCTTAATGAAGAAGTTAAGAACCAACAATCAAACTATCCAATCCGCGTCCACTACGCAAACTAAGGTAAATAAATGACAACTCGTAACTACTCATCTCGTTCTCAGCAGACAACTTTATCTGGTTCTTTAAACTCTACTGATCTTTTTTGTACTGTAGTTTCTGGTGTAAACCTACTTGGTGGCGTGACTATCTCATCAGGTACATTTACTGTTGTTATTGATCCAGATACAGCCCTTGAAGAAATTGTAGACGTAACCGCACGAAGTACTAATACACTTACTATTGTTCGTGGTATTGAAAATGCTGGAACTGGTCAGTCTCACTCAGCAGGTGCTGTAGTTCGCCATATGGTAACTGGTCGTGATCTACGGGAAGCCAATGACCACATTGAGAATGTAACAACAGCACACGGATTAACCATTGCTAATGTAATTACTACTGGTTCTACTGGTGCGGTTACTTCAACAATGCTTGCATCCAATGCTGTAACTACTGCAAAGATTACTGACTTAAACGTAACCACTGGCAAAATAGCAGACAGTGCAGTTACTTCTGCAAAGATTGCTGACCTAACAATTGCTACAGGCGACATAGCAGACTTAGCAATTAGCACGGGTAAGATTGCAGATTCAGCCATAACCTCAGCCAAGATTGCTGATGGAACTATTGTCGTTGGAGATATTGCTGATGGTGCTATTACATCTGCTAAAATATTAGATAACACTATCGTT